TTTGACGACGCAACTCTCCCAGCGCGGCAAGACCCTGCACCTGGTTCTGGAAGATACCTTGCGCCCGCAGCCGCTCGCGCTCACGGGCCTGCTCAAAGCCGCCCAGCGCTTGGGTAAAGTAGTCGCTGTCCCGGCCTTCCAGAGAAGCCGCCGCGTCGCGCAGCGCCGAGAAGCCCAGCAGCATGCGCTGGTTGCGAGACAGACCAGAAAACGGATCAGTCGCGCCACCCACTTGGGGCGCTTCCTGATAGCCGCTGAACAGGTTGCCGAGACCTTGGCCGATCCGGCTCAGGAAGCCGGGCTGCTGCGGTGCGTTGGGGTCCATCGTCATGTCGCTGTCCTTACCTGAATGCCGCGAAGCCCTGCCCCAGCGACCCCAGAGCCGCCAGAGTGCCCGAGAAGCCGGGCCGCTCACTGGTCGTGGCCGTCTGGCCGATCATGCCGGACCCAAGACCGCCTGCGCCGACCATCGCGCCAAGCTGGGTCAGCGGATACTGCTGTTCACGCAGGAACTCGTTGTAGGCCGCTTCCAGCGCCGCCTGATCGGTCGTCTGCTGGAGCGCCCCAAGCTGCTGCATGCCCGCCGCCGCTTGGCCCGCTGCGCCCTGCCCCATCTGAAGCTGGGCCATCGTGGCGGCCTGCGCCTCGTTGTAGCCCTGACGCATCAGGTTGGCGATGAGTTCGTCCTGCGCGACCTGATAGGCCGCCTCGCGCTCGGCTTCGTAGACGCCCCGGCGTACATTGCCGAACGCGCCAGCGCGGGCGATGTCGGCCTGTTCCTGCGTCCGAGCGATCTCACGCTCACGCGCCATCCGGGCCAGCGCAGGGTCCATCACGTTGGCCGTGTAGGACGACAGGTTGGCCTCGTTCATCGCCTGATAGTCGGCGGGCGTCATGCTGGAGAGCGCGCCGATCTGCTCGTAGTACGGCTGCGCGGCCATCGACATTTCGCTGACCGGGGCGACGAACTCGCCGCCATATGCTTGGAACGGCGTCTCGCCGACCTGCGTGGCCGCCGGAAAAACCGACCCAGTGTAATAGTCTTCCAGAAACTGCGGCACGGTGGCCGTGGTTGTCTGCGTCGTAGAGCGCCCGGAACCCATTTTATATCTCCATCTCGTAGGTCCGTGAGACCTCTTTGAACTTGCACTTGGATGCGTGCTTGATCCACCCAAGCCGCCCCTCGGCGTCGATTGCGTCACACCCCAGCGCCTGTGCGGCTTCAACCAGAGTGGCCAGCGCGCCCTCAATCCACACCTTCATGTCGCTGCCTGCGATATGTGTGATGCGGAGGACGCTGCGGCGAGGGTGCTTGAGGATCGTGGTCAGTATGACCGCCTTCAGCTTGTCCTCGACCTTGACCGCCCAGAGTTGTTGGCCTCGGGCCTCAAGGTCATGTTTTAGGTCGTCCATCCCGATGCTGTTTGCCACGCGGCGCTGCGACCTACGAAGAAGGGGCGCGATCTGTGGCCAAGCGTCATCGATCAGAGTATGATGAACGAGATGCACGTTGACTGTCATATTATTCTTTTTCTCCCGTGATGTCACCCATGCAGCCTTGTGATGGCCAGCGTGGATGCAGGGGTGGCCGGACAGAACGCGGTGGCCGCGAAAGACTTCAGACTGCCAGTCGTGCTGTCCACCGCCCACATCGCTTCCAGATAGTCCCCAGCACTGACCGTAATCAGCGCAGTCCGGCTGACCACCAGCGTCGCGCCGTTTTGGTGCAGCGCGTTCTTCATGGTCGATCCAGTGGCGTCGGTGCCGTTGATGCGCGGCCAGAAATAGAAGTTCACCGTCGAGGAGGATGTCGATGAAATTTGCGCGGAGAAGGAAACCAGATATTCGCCCGCCTCTTCAAAGACGATCCGCGAAGACGGCGTTCCGAGAGAAATGCCGTCTGCTACATCAAGCGTATACGTCAATGCGTACGCAGTATTGGCCGCTGCGGCGGTGACATCCGACGAGATGGTCGCCACGGCGTGGCCGTCCTCCAGAACGATCTGCCGCCACTCGTTGTTTTTGCTGACCACCGGGTAGCCGTTCGCGGCATCCCACAGCAGGATGCCGTCCTCGGTCGCCACGTCGCTGTCCGACTTGTAGACAAGCTGCACCAGTTGGCGCGTCAGAGAGCGCACCAACTGGCCCGCCCATGCCTTCCAGTCTGCGCCGCTCGGCGAGGGTAGCTGCGGCGCGCTCATCTGCGGCCTGCTTCGGTTACGTCAACGCGCGGGATGCCGAACCGCCACGCGGTCAGCGTGTTGCCCGTCACGCGCATTCGGGCCTGACGGCCCGCGAAGCGCACACTGGTCGGATTGGACATATCGTACGGGCCGAAGCTGCTCTCGGTGCCGTTGGGATACAGACGGGTCTTGAAAGTAATGGTTACGTCGCCCTGTGTCCGCTCGTCGGGTATCAATTTTCGAACATTCAGGATGCGGTCGCCGCTGCCAATCGATGCCGGGCCACTCTCGGCGTAGACCTCTGCGCCGCCGTAATTGAAGCCCGTTTCGTGGTCGTACACGTTGCCGCTGTCGTCGGCGTAGATCGGCGCGCGGAAGACGCCACGGTCGATGCCACAGGTGCGCGTCATCTTGCCCAGCAGCCAGTGACCTTCCTTGTAGTCATAGGCGACGTAGCTGTCGATTTCCTCGGACGACGACGAGCAGTAGAACCACCAGACCTCGCCGTTCTGGCCGTTCTGGACGGCCCACGTCTTGCTGATCTGGGCGGTGTTGATGTCCAAGAAGACGGCGTCGCTGACCTCGCAGGGCAGTTGCTGGACGGTCTGGCCGTCGAAGCGGAAGAAGTTCTTGCCGCCCATCCAGAAGACGCCCGCGTCGGTCGAGACGATGGCCTTGCGGGCAATCAGGCCGCAGGACGATCCGACGCGCTCAAACTGGTGGACGAAAGGCGGGCCGACATAGACCGACCGATGTGCGTCCGTGTCGGTGACGATCAGCGACTGGCCGTTCGCCCGCACGCCCGCCATGATCTGGCCGGAGGTTTGCAGGATTTGGCTGCCCGCCTGATTGGTGGCGGCGGCGGTCCACGTGGTGTTGTCTTCCTGATCGCACCAGTCCACCCGGCGCGGATCGCCGTCTGCGCCCAGCGCGAACAGGAAGCGCTCCTCGGTGGACAGGACGCCCGAGCAGTTGGTCGGCGCGCCAGAGATGGCCGCTGCGGGCGTGGCGGTGTTCAATTGCCACTCGTACAGCGTGCCGTCCGACGTGCTGCACGCGACCAGATACTGGCCCCACGTGTCCAGCGTCCACGTCGTGGCCTCCGAATAGTTTCCAGTGTCCGGGCGCGCGACGCCATAGAAGCCGGTGCCATAAAAGCCGCCGCCGTAGCCAGTATTCACGGCGGCATCCTCAATGCCTGCCGTCAGGCCCGCCGGGGTGATGTCGTACACGTCGCCCGAGGCGTCCGCGCTGCCCGCCATCACGTACAGCTTGTTGTACGTGCCAGAGGCGATCCAGCGGGTGTTGCTGTTGTCCTGCCAGCCCGCCATGCCGCGCGGGGCCGCCGCGTAGGCCGAGGCCACTCGGTCGCGCCAGCCGCCGATAGGGCGCAGGCTGCCCTCCTTCCAGCGCACCAAGCTGCCGTCACGCCAGCGATTGCTGCCCTCCAGATCGGTGCCGTTGCGAAAGAAACCCGGCGGGATTTTTATGGGGACGTAGGTCATCAGCTGATCCTTATGCCCAAGCCTCAACGCGGAGCTTCCAATTAGACGAACCTTCCAATGCAAGCTGTGTGCCGCTCGTGTTAAGAATGTTCACGCCGGTTGAAGCCTGCCGAATGTAGACATTTGTCGCGTCTGCCCAGACGATACTTCCCTCATTGATATAAACATATTGAGGAAGGCGAACTTTAACTCCAGCCACGTACCCATTGTTTGACGTAACACAAACAGCATAAGCCATAAAAAATTTAGGCGTGACGCCCAAGCCATGCGCGATGGTCGTAAGGCTTCCAGTGCTTGGGAAGTTTGGCCCACTCTCTCCGGCAAAGCTCGGGTCGGGAAAAGGTGCCAACGCCTCAACCGCAGCCTTCACTTTTGCAGGTGAGACAAGGCTTTCTGTCGTGTCTGTCCCGGCTTCCCACGTTGCCTGAGACTGCGTGTCAATGTCTACGCCAACAACGTCGCCGTCAGCGTTCCATTGAGCATACTGCCCATCTGTCCCAGCCGTCCCCGTGACGATAGTCGTATCAGCCCCAGAGACCGCCGTCAGGCCGTCCAGCAGGTTCAGCTCGGCAGCGGTGGCCGTCAGCGTATTGTAGTCGGTCAGCGTCCACGTCACGCCGTCCAGCGCGTTCAATTCGTCGGTCGTGACCGTCGCGCCGTCCAGAATAGCAAACTCAGTCGCATTGACGCCGCCGAGAAGCGTATCAAGCGCAGTCCAGTTGCCGTTTAGTTTTGTCCCCCAGGTGTCCTCGTCGCCACCGACGGTGGGCAAGTCCCAGGTGTAATTGGTTGTGGTGGCCATGATATAACCCCTTTCGTTGCCTTAGATATAGCACAGGCAGAGGCTACCTGCACGTACCTGTCATCCTGTCATCCAGATCAGCTATCCACGACGCCCAAGCCTCTGGTACCTCGGTAATCGTTTCCACAGGCGGTAGAGACAGGCGCGCTTCCTGATAAGAGACGCAGCCCGCCCCGCCCTCACTGCCAGCTGCCCTCGTTAGACCGCAGCCGGTCAACAGGATCATCGGAGCGGCCAGCAGAGACCGCCTCACGGCCCCTTTCCACCCGCTCGGTAGTGTCACGCATCGCAGCATCTTCTGCCTCCTGACGGCCCTCTCTGCGCCCGCTGGCGCGACCCAATAATTGCCCAAGGAACAGCGACATGGCACTAATCAGCAGGGCACCTAAGCCAATGATAATCTCACTCATCGCCAAACACCCGAGACAGCTTGTCACGAATGCCAATCAGGC